AACTGTCATGTTGTTCTCCCACGTCTGCGTATACTTCTTGCCTGAGACCGCATCCACCGTCTCCACCGTCAGCGACTTCGCGAAGATATTCGCCAGCTTCACGCCGTAACCGTTCTTTCCGCCCACCAGCTTCTTCTCATCCTTGTCGTAGTTCGTCGAGGTGAGGAGCTCGCCAAACACCAGCTGCGGGACCCATACCTTGTACTCAGGGTGCTCAGCGACCGTGATACCTTCGCCATCGTTCTCTACTGTAATCGTCTTGTTATCTGCAGAAATCTCAATCGTAATGTTCTTCACAGGATTCGCTGACCCTCGCTGGCGCATGCGGACAACCTGATCGTGTGCGTTCACAACGATCTCGTCAAACAGCTTGTAGAAGCCTGGGTTGAAGGAGATTGTCGAAAGCTCGAATGTCTCCCCCTTCACAAGATACATCTCTTCCTCTGATGTCTCAATCGAGCCGATATAAGTATCGGGCAACGAAAGAATGTGCTCGCGGTGGGTATGCTTCTTGTATGCTTCTGCCATCTTGGGTGTACCCTCCCCCCTCTCTCAAAAACCCCAGTCCGTTTTACACAGAAAAAACATATTTATGTAAATGCCAGTTGGACGAGCCAAGAAGACAAAGAAGGGGGCGGAGGTTCAGGTAGAACTTCCTCCAGTGATCTTCTTTCTGCGAATAGGAAAGGAGTTTGATTTCGAGGAGGAGCGGGTCGAGATGCCACTTCCGTCCTTTGGAGGAGAAGTGCAGCAGTACTCTGATATTCTGCAGGATACGGAGACCCAGGAACGCCGTTTTGATGAGACGGTCATTCACGAACTGGTGGCGAAACTGTCGACCCAGATGGAGTACCCGAAAGGAGCTGCCTGTCTCTGGTGCTGCCACGGATTTTCCGGAAATTCATTTGTGGTTCCAATTCACTATGATGTCTTTACTGCAGGGTACACTGCGGAAGGGAATTATTGCAGTCCAGAGTGTGCCCTTGCCTCGATTTACAAGGAGTCTCGGCTCACCGATTCAGAGCGATGGCTACGTCATTCACTTCTCCAGTCCTTTTATGCTCCCCTGTACAAGAACGCCGATATTCATCCCGCCCCAGATCGTCGGGTTCTTCGACTGTTTGGAGGCAATCTTGATATTCAGCAGTACCGCGAGTTCCTTGCCAACTGCACAAAACCCCTGCAGACAGTCATGCCCCCGGTCCGCCTCTACATGCCGTCCGTGAACACCCAGGCATCCGTCCGAGATGTCAAGTCCTTTGTCTCTCTGTCAAATGAGACAATTAACAAGGCATCCCAGCAACTCCGTCTCAAACGGTCAAAGCCGGTCCACGAAGGAATTCCTACCCTGGACAAGTGCCTCATCGGAAACAACCGTTAAATTTTTGTATACGAAGTCTCCTTACCAAGCAATGGGATCTTTACCCGAACTGTTAAAGATGTCTATGCTCTTCCAGGCGCTCACAACGACTGGAAACAGTTTTAAACCACTACTCGCCTACATTGGCATTTCCATGTACGAACGCTGCCCTCCGTGGATCACGAATGGATTCCGGACGGCGTTCGAGAAGACCGCCGAGGTAGGTGAACGCAAGCCGTCGGCCGTCATCGAATGTGAGCGTGGACCTCCTCCTGCCCAGTCAAAGACGAATACCTCCCCAGCCTTTCTCACTCGCATGGACGCTGTGATTCACTATGTCTCCTGCTCACCTGCCACCCGGCGCCTCCTCTCGATTGCCAATCATGATTACCTCCCTCACGAGTTCGAGCCGATCAAGATCGATGAGGATGTCTACTTCAAGCTCGTCCATATCGATGTTGACGATGGAAATATTAAGAATATTAAGTTCCAGATCTTTTGCTACGATCATCCGATCCAGACGCTCCAGAAGTTCGTGGACAGCTGCAACCAGGATTACGAGCGGCGAATGTTAAATAAGCTTGGAAACGATCTTTATTATTTTGATCAGATTGTCGAGGGAAAGAAGAAGCAGCGCAACAACCAGAATCCTCTACCTTCGAACTTCCTGGTGTACACGAAGCACAAGTTTTCAACTACGCGTACCTTTGAAAACGTATATTTTGAGGAGCAGCCAATTGTCAAGAAGCGTGTGGACTTTTTCCTTAATAATCGTAGCTGGTACGAGAAGAAGGGTATTCCGTACACGCTAGGATTCCTGTTTCACGGAGATCCGGGTACAGGTAAGACGTCAGAGATCAAAGCGATTGCCAACGTTGCGCGCCGTCATCCTGTGAACATCCAGCTGTCGGAAATCAAGACCAAAACCCAGCTCCGCCATCTATTTTTCAGTGATGACATTCATGTCTTTAACGGAAACACCCTGGAGAAGTACACAATTCCGATTTCCGAGCGTGTCTATATTATCGAGGATGCTGATGCGATGGGCGATGTTCTCCTGAAACGCGAGTGGAAGAAGCCCGAACACGTAACTGCTCCTAAGGATCCGTTCATTCCTGATCCTGACGATGATGTTATTAAGGATCCGATTGATCTCTCCTTCCTTCTCAATCTGCTAGACGGAACGCTGGAATCGAGCGGACGTATTCTAGTCTTTACCTCGAATTTCCCTGAGCGCTTTGATCGTGCGCTCATTCGTCCGGGTCGTATTGATATGATCATTCATTTCAAGAAATGCAATCGCACTATCCTGAAAGAAATGGTTCTTGGTTTCTATGATCTAGAGGTAGCGGATCATGAGATTTGGGATCATCCGGAAGTGGATGGAAAGTGGAGCCCTGCCGAAGTGAATCAGATTCTCTTCCGTAATTTCGAGAATCCCAAGCTTGCTATGGATGAGCTCCTGACTCTGACTACGACCAGCTCCCTGCTTGCTGATATGCACGAGGAATCAACCCCGATTTGATATTCCAGTTAAAAGAGCCATAGCTTGTGGAGGTACACCGTACATCCATACATAGATCAGTGAGAGAAACCAGGTGATTCCAAGAATCACGGAAATTGTCATGATCCAGGCGAAGGTTCCGCCCATGGATGGATTGACGACGGAGGCCATGAGTCCAAACACGGGGATGAGCCATATAATCAAAATGAAGGTCGAAAAGTCCTTGATCATCGGGAGTCTCTCAAACGCAATCGTTTCCACTGCGTACCATGACATGCGGTAGAGAAGAAGGATGAAAAAGATGAGAAACGCGTATCCGAGAAACCCACTCGCCGTTGACACAACGGGCTGGGGGTCGGTTGAGTGAACTTCTTCGGGAGGAACATCCGCAACTGGATCGTCGGTGTTCATTATGTATTAAACACGAGATTTGCTTGTCCATTTGTAACCTTCAGGAAGTTGTAGGCTTCAATGTAAATAATTGAATTGTAGCCTCCGTACTGAATCCCCAGATTTGTGGGAGGAGGGTAAATTGTCAGCGTCTGTCCAGCCTGTACTAGCGGAGGAATTCCCGGAGCAGGAGATGTAGTGGCGCCGTTCGGGACCGGTGTAGGTGTAGCATTGAAGACAGTCGACTTGATGACGCACACCGCACTCTGGGTGACCACGCCAGACTGAATTACGGGTGGGACAAGTAGAGTCTGCTGTAGATTTGTACGATTGAACATTGATCCATTCGCTGAACCCGAAGGCTGGGTAATATCATTGGGATTGAGCGCAAACGAGTACATATTGATTCCGGGCAGGGCAGTTGTATCACCTGCCGAAAACTGGTAGTTCTGAATATTGCGGAAGAAGTTCACGTTCTTAGTAGCAAATCGCTGAGTTCCATCAAACACTAGCTGACCCTCCTGCAGAATATCCTGGGATGCCATAGCATTTGAGAACTGCTGACCTGAACAAAATAGGGCTTGAGCAGGCGGTGGGACTGCATACGATGACGGAGAAATGTTCGTGTACGGCTGAATCGGTGGGTAGTAAATATCGTCCCAATTCGTGTAATTGTCCCAGTCATTCACGAGAACACGATCCTGGCGCTGGTACAGGGAGACAATGCGAGTACACAGATTGTACATGGGAATCAAGGTATCGTTGTATCCGTACTGATTCTGGGCGGTCACATACCGAACCTGGGTAATGAGGAAAGAACGCTCATAGGCAGCAATGTGTGCACGCTCCGTATCCGTCAGGAAAACATAGTTGGCTTCAATGTACGGATTGGTGTTCCACGAGACCAGTGACGCAACTGTAGGATTGCCCTGCGTGTCGGGATACGAGAGGAAGTTCTGAATTCCCGTATAACTCGACCCGGGATTTCCGGGAATGCGCTGACCGTATGTCGTGCTTCCCGGAGTCAGATCAACACATGTAAACAGCTGGTAAATATTGCGCATAATGATTACGATCTCAACTTACGTCGAGGGCATGGATACGAGGGGGAGAGACTGGCCAATGTCCTGGCAGAACCAGAAAGGGAGGGGAATCGTGAGCTGGCGACCGGCAATCGATGGGGCAGGGGGATTGACTCCGTTCACATTGATTGCGTTCGGGTACTGGTTGAAACGTCCAGGAGCGTTTCCGGGATCGTACATATCTGGCGTGTTTCCTACCATCTTATCCAGCTTTGTACGAGCGGTTGCATCATGTTTCAGGTAACTGGCAATCTTCATCCATTCTCCAGTCATCACACCAACCGACGTTCCGTTGAAGAGAATGTCTACAGACTGAATCATGTTGTATCCCAGATTACGAACCCACTGGAACTTTGTTTCATTGGCAAGTTTCGTTCCATCCTGGGCTTCTACGAGGGGCGACCAAATGTCTGGAATGTTCACACACAGATAACAATCATGGAGAAGGTCGGCATAGCGAGGAACCTTGAATCGAAAGGTCTTATTTCCTGCAGC